TTTCCATCACGGTCGAAGCGGTTTCATTGCCTGCCAGTATCGCCTTGCATCCAGATTTAAACTGGTTTTTCCACGTGTTCGACTTTGCCGCAATCGTGGGACGGAAAAAAGGACGCGGGGGAATGCCATTCTTGGGACTTCCCATCTCCTGAATTATCGCAACGTAGGCAACCGGAGTGCCGTCTGGGTAGGCATTCGATTCCAGCCAGCCAACCTTGCCTTTGTTTTCCTTCATGCGCACAAGCTCTTTCAGTGCGTCCTGAACGGCAACATTGGGAACGCGCCTAACGCCAGCCATCAGAATACGCCGTAAGCTTTGCGGAATGCCTTGCCCTCTGCACTCCCGCCAACAGTGAACCCACCACGCGAACGCACATACAGCAACGCATACAACTGCATCCCGTATGGAGTCAGGTTAAGCCACCATTGGAGCTGGTTTTTAACAGGGGGAGGAGTCATGGTCACAGACACTTTGTCCACGGTTGCCGACTGGGCATAGCCCGGGGTTTTACCGGCTGCAATAATATCTGCCAATGCAGTCAAATGCGCCGTCATCATGTTGATAGCACGTGAACGACAATCGCCCATCAACCGACCAGAGTTTGTATCGGATATGTAACAGATTGCCGCATCCCAATAACCCTGCAATGTAAGAGTCGGGTAAGTGGTGGCATTCGCAAACGCTGGAAACTGCGTGCGAAAAGCCGCAACATCAAACGTAAGCGTAGCCGCCATTATTTACTCCTTGCTTTTTTTGCTGGGTTTCTTGCCTTCCATTACCGTGATCTGGTCGTTTTCCAATTCGTCTTTCGTCTTGGGTGCAGACCTGTCTTGCTTGGTCATGTCCTTTGCCACTTCGTCGGCATCAAACTTTTTCGACTCGAACGTGATGAACCCGTTTTTTACGTGTTCGCTAAAATGGTAATCCTTATTCAGGGTTTCCAAATCAGCATCACTCACTTCGGTAGCAACGCCGCGAGGGGTAACCAATACCTTGTTCGTGATGTTTGCCTGACCTTTGACGTGGATCACGCGGTTAAGGATTGGAGTGCCATCGACACCCTTATCATAAATCGCGTATCCCTGATCACAAGACAGTGTGCTGTATACGTATGCCATTTTGTTGAGCCTCTTTTCGTTGGGTTGTGGTGATTAAATACCGGATCTGCGAACTACGCCGTAAGGACGTTTCAGCATGACACCGGCAGTTGCATTGCTATAGGCTTCGATAAAGCCCTTCGCCTTTTTCTCTACGCCCAGCAACCGGAACTGTTGTGGTACAACCTGAGCAAACACGCCGCCGTCGTCGGTAGACGCGCCGTCGCTGATTGAATCAGCGTAGATGTAGAACACAGACGCACCACCGTTTGCAGCATTCAGCTCAGGGGCAGAAACGATGCGCAGCCCTGGATAGGTTTCGCGCAGTGTTTCGCGTACTGTCTTAGCGCCGTACACAGCAGGAGTCGCCAGATACTGCATGCGATCAGTGGCAACAGCCATTGTCATTTTTGCAGTGTAAGGGTCGATGTTGTCGCCTGAGCCAGACTGCAACACAGCCATTGCTGTAGTAACATCACGGATGATCTCGTTGTAAGTCTTAGTGGACCACAATGGAGAAGCCGCCGCGCCATTAGCAACAGTCACATAAGCAGGCAAGCCCGGATCATTCAGGAAACCATAAGTGCGGTTTGCACCTGAGCGGTATCCGCTAAAGCCAACAGCGTTACGGAAAATCTGCAATGCCAATGTAGCGGCATTACGTTTCGCCTGCGAGCTGTTGATTTTAACGGCGCTTGAACGGGCTTCTTCCAACACGCCTACTTCAATTCCAGACTCTGCACGCACAATAGTACGGCGCTCGAAATCAGGATTCCATGAGGCAAACGGGACGTTAGTAGTATCCCCATAAAGTACCGCTTGACCAGTGGCTTCGAGAACCATCTGAACAACTTCTTCATCAGACCAGTCGCCAGCAGTTTGCACGCCAACCAAGTCATCGATTTTGCGAGCATTGGTGATGATCTGAACGATACCAGGTAACCATTCCTGCAAGAACTGCACAGGGGTAGGCACTGTTCCGGTAGTCAGGCCAGCAGTCAAGGCATCCATGCCGAAGCCATACAGCCGTCCCATTTCAACAATGTCAGCAGCATCCATACCGATGCCAATGTCTGCCAATGCTTTGTAACCGCTTGCGTCAGCGCGGATTGCAGACACCAACGCTTGTTGCAGTGGTGCAATCTCATGCGGTGCAAGGCTTGAACGTACGATTGATTCACTCATTTACTTTCTCCTTACACGCTTGCAGGGGTTACGTTGACTTGAATTACTGCCAGACCTGCCGCGCTTGCGTCAAATCGAACAACCGTGGCATGTGCGCTCTGAAAGCCGTCTACAGGGATAGTGTTCGCAGTCATTGCTGCGCTTCCAACAGTTCCCGAAGTGTTCATGTTGTACGTGCCAGTGCCGCCAGTGCCAGTACCAAGAGAAATAACAGTGCCGAGAATTTCACCAGCCGCATTCTTGATAACTGAACCAACGCCCAAGCTGCCAGCGGTGATAGCTGATACAGTCAGTACAGTTGTCGCCTGTGCAGCGGTGAACGCGGCAACCGGAGCGATTGAATCAAGATCACCAGTAGCCTCGGCAAAAATTACCGCGTCACCGATAGAGCTTGCAGTCGCCAGTGTTACAACGATTTCACCAGCGGTCAGCAACTCACCAACGCTGTTGTCAGCAAGATCAAGAGAAGCCTCAAGGCTGCCAGTGGTAGTGCCCTGCAAAGCGTAGCTCTTGGGGTTAACCAAGATACCAGCGAAAGCGCCAGTACCACCGCACTCTGCAACGCCTTCAGACGTGACAGTGAATGCGTTGCCGATAGTATTAACCACCGGATCAGATACCAGATTCCACGGGGTAGAGATAACAGGCACATTGCGGATAATCTCACCGATCACGCCGAACGCTTGAAGCTGTCTTACAGTTGATTGAAAGGCCATGATTAAGCTCCTTTGTTAGCGATAATGGCGGCAAGGCCGGTTTCTTTTGCGTCAACGGTTGCCACAGCAACGGACACCGCTTTACGGGCTGCAAGGAAACCCTGAACAGCTGCAAGCTCATGGCCTGAATCGCAAGTGATGCCCAGCTTGTCAGCAGAGTACTTGGCTACTTCGCCCAGAGTCATTTCCGCATGGTCAAAAGTGCCAACGTGTGCAGATACGGCATTTGCCAATGCATCACGCTTGCTGATTTCGCCCATAAGCGCCTTAATGCCGCCTTTTTCCAGTTGCTCTACGCGGGATTTCAGCGCAACAACTTCAGCAGCATCCATACCGGCAGCAGGCTCGCACTTGTCTTTAGCGTCTACAGCAGGTTCAGCGGGTTCTTTGTCGAGTGCTTCGCCATGTTCTTCTTTTTCAAGAGGAATCAATTTAGCGAGCATCTCTTCGATTTTGGCTAGACGGGTTTCAAGCCCTGCCATCGGGTCTACATCTTGAGCCACTGGCTCTTTTACTGGATCGGACATTAGGGCAAACTCCTTCGAGTCAATAGTAATTTTAAGGACTTCAGCACTGTCTAGGACAGATACCTCTTTTCCCATTCGCCCCTCGGCTACTAGCGCCAAGTGGTTGCCCCGAATGTCAAACTGTACAGCGTCATATTCTTCGCCGTTAAATATACCACTTTCAAACCTGTAATTGCAACGATAACCCGCAGACAAGTCTTTTTTACCGGCATCGATGTTATCAGCCAGCTTTTCAGAGAATACTTTGATGTTGCCGTACAGATAGCCATCCTCGAAAAATACATCCTCGCCAATGACACCCTCCACGCCTTTTTGTTCAGCGGGAATCATGCCGGGCTTATCGCCCAACATCGCGTGATCGTCAATCCACGGCAATAGCTTGAAGCTATCGATGCATTCCTGATTCGACAATTCTTTAGCAGGACGGTATACCCGATACATCTTAGACGGGTCAGCATCAAGACCAGCCGCCGCCAACGTCGCACCGCCGTACTGAAACACACCCTCTTTGCTCAAAGGATTGCGCTTGATTTCATACCACCCGTTCACGTCATGATGGCGCTCTGATTTGTCGAATGTCATCGCAGCATTGGCCGCTTTTATGCTTTCAGATAGGCTTATCATTCTGCCTCTCCCTCATCAAATGTAATTATAGGCCTTGACGTACACCTGCACCCGATTTCTGTGCCGGGCTGTATCCACTTGTCAACAGCACTGTCATACATGCCCTTTTCAATGTCGAACTCTTTACCGTCCATTTCTACGTGCGTTTCCCTTGGGTGACTTCCACCGCCCGAGTGGATCCACTCCGCCTTCTTCACGCCGACCTTAATCATCCGGTCGCGGTTCATGTTGGCGTATGCCTTGCTTGTCTGGTCGCGTGCGATAAATTCCGCTCTACGCTTGGTTATGCCTTCGTACTTTTCCAGTGCCGGGGCAAGGTCTGCCAATCCGTTACCCGAGGTAATACTACGCATTGTGGCCTGCGTGATCTGGTCGAAATACTGAGCCGGTATTGATTTAATCAGCGCCACATTTTCAACCACGGACGCTTTTAGTGTTTCCTTTGCCGCCGCCGATAGTGTGCTTGTCTTGATTGACAGACCACCGGATAACTCTTTCAGGCTGGCATAAGTTGCGCCTTGGCTGGCCTTGTCGGCCCCTTCAACCATCCGGCTTGCCTCTGCCTTGGCTATCCAGTCAAACATAGACTGAAACTGTGTTTGCATCGCAGACAATAAAATACGCGACTGGCTCGCAACGCTGGCATCCTGCGTCCCGAATTGTTCAGCCACAAATAACCGCGTCAGTTCCTTTTTCGTCTTGTGCGTCATCTGCAACACAAGCCTATCCAGTTGCTTCCGGTAACGGTCATACACGCCCGCAGGGAATGCCAGCTTGCCGCCTTTCAGGGCAGTATTGCGCTTTGCCTTACGTGCATTCTCTGCACGCTTACGCGTCAATAATACTTTCGCCATCTTCCAGTACTTCCGACTCTATGCCGTTATAGCCTGATTTCGGATCAGCCTGAATCCGTGCGCGAATGTCTACGCCGTCCATGGCGCCAGCATCAAACAACAATTTATCGGTTTCCGCCTTGGTCTTGTTCTCGGCTGCCATTTCCT